GCCCCTCAAGGAATACCTCATGGTAGCCAAGAGAATCGGGCAGATTGCTGAGGGGAAGGAAGCATGGTTGAAGAACGTGGGTCCAGATAAACGGATGCACGGTTCAGTCAACACGATGGGTACTGTCACTGGGCGCATGAGCCACTCTGGTCCAAACATGGGACAGGTCCCTGCGGCCTACTCTCCCTACGGACCAGAGTGCCGTGCGTTATTCATCGTCCCACAAGGTAAACAGTTGGTTGGGTGTGATGCTGCTGCATTGGAACTGCGTGACCTCGCGGGTTACATGGCTCACTATGACAACGGTGCATACATCCAGGTTGTTCTCAACGGGGACAAGAAGCTGGGCACTGATATTCACAGCACCAATGCGAAGGCTCTAGGGTTAGACCCAAAGGCCCTTTACTTTGGTGGTGAGTCTGGTCGTGACCTTGCCAAGACTTGGTTCTACGCCTTCATCTACGGTGCTGGTGATGAGAAGCTGGGCAGTGTACTGCTGGGCCTAAAGGGTCCCAAAGCTGTGAAGCGGGGCAAGCAAGCACGCTCTGACTTCCTGTCCAACCTACCCGGCATGGGTGAGCTGGTCAAGGCAGTCAAAGCCCGAGCCAAGGAACAAAAATGGCTCAAGGGTTTAGATGGTCGTCGCATCTCCGTGCGCTCTGACCATGCAGCTCTCAACACTTTGCTTCAGTCAGCTGGTGCAGTGCAGATGAAACGTGCCTTGTGCATTCTTGATGATGACCTTCAACTTACTGGCTTGGTCCCCGGTACTCACTACGAGTTTGTAGCAAACGTCCATGACGAATATCAGATAGAGGTTAATGATGAACTTGTTGAAACAGTTGGTCCAATGGCTGAAGCAGCCATACGCAAAGCAGGAGAGTTTTACAACTTCCGATGTCCCCTTGCTGGGGAATGGAAGAGTGGGCGAAATTGGTATGCGACCCATTGATGCTATTGACATTGGTTTGTCAGACAAGCTGGATGGACTCATCAGTCTCGCCTACATGGATGGTGTTTATATCCAGAGCAACTATGCAAGAACCTGTCCTGAAGTCTTAGCCTGTGCTGCCAGCATGGGCTTGGTAACTACAGAGAATCCTGATGGTAGCTATGGGCGCATCTGGCGTCCAACCCATGAGGGCTACCTTTGGCTGAAAGCTAGTCATGCAGATGTTTGACCTGATTCCCCTGTGGGCTAAGTACCTCATGGTGGGTGCTGTCCTCTCAGGGCTTGCTGCCCTCGGGTGGCAGGCCAAGGCTGTCCTTGATGAGCGTACTGCCCTGCTACTGACTGTGTCTGCTCAGGCTATGCAGCTCACTGAGGCCACCAAGGTCCAGACAGTTACCACCACCGTCCTCTCTTCCCGTGTGCAGTCCTCTGCCGCAATCAAAACGAAAGCAAAAGATGTTGAAGTTGAAATCATTAAACGTATCCCTGTTGATGCTGGCGGCTGCCACCTCAGTAGCGATTGGCGGCTGCTCCACGATGCAGCCACAGCCCCTGCTGAAGTACCCACAGCCCCCCGAGGAACTGATGATCAAACCGTCACCCCTCAACAAGCTGCCCTTACTGTCGCCAGTAACTATGCTGTCTGTCTCGACAATGCCGACCGCCTTGACAAGCTCCAGCTTTGGATTGGTGGGGTAAGTAGATGAGCAAGATGAAACGAATGCTTGATGACATGCCCAGTGAACAAGCAGCTGGTGTGATTGACCTGTACTCAGCAGAGCTTTACGAGTGTCACCGATTGTTGGACTTTGCGGGTATCCCAAAGACTGGCTTTGACGAACAGCTGTCCATCTCACAGCGGGTCTCCCATGCTGTGGGGCTGCTGCTCAATAAGCGGCTCTATGCAGCACACCCTGCTGGTTGATGCTGACATCGTGGCCTTCAAGTTTGCAGCCAAAGGACAGCGAAAGTATGCCTTTGGTATTGCAGTTGATGACCTCGATACGGTAACACCCAAGGTGGATGAATGGCTGGCTGAACTCAAGGAGGACCTAAAGGCTACCGACTTGATCATCTGCCTGTCCTCTCCGTCTGCCGAGGGTTGGCGCAAAGATGTTCTCCCCAGCTACAAGGAAAACCGAACTGATGTGGAAAAGCCTGTACTCCTGATGGCCCTCAAGGACCACATGGAGAACAACTATCCCTCATATCGGAAGCCCCGGCTGGAGGCTGATGACATCATGGGCATCCTGTCCACCCACCACACACTGATTCCCGGTAAACGGACCATTGTGTCGGAGGACAAGGACATGAAGACCATCCCCGGCTGGCTCTTCAATCCTGCAAAGGATTCCAAGCCACGGCTTATCAGCGAAACAGAGGCTGACCACTGGCACATGTACCAAACCATTGTGGGTGATACCACTGATGGCTACAAAGGTTGTCCAGGTGCTGGCCCTGTGAAGGCTGACAAGACCCTACTGTGGGCAGAGAACGATGGTGTAGATGTTTGGTCTCTCATTGTTGGGCTGTTCATGGAGAAGGGATTGACAGAAGAGGATGCACTGGTTCAGGCCCGTGTCTCTCGTATCTGTCGTTCCTCTGACTATGACTTCAAAACACAACAGGTAATTTTATGGAACCCTATCCAACCCAGCTCGACCTCTTTGCAGGAATGAAAGAGCCAGCAAGTAGACGAGTTGACATGACTGCTCCCTCTGCTCTGCAAGTACAGGTCAGCGGAGACCACTACAAGAAACTCAAGATTCAGCCAATCGAATACATCCATGCAAATGAGATTCCTTTTGCTGAGGGCTGTGTCATCAAGTACGTTTCTCGCTGGCGTACCAAAGGGGGCCTAAAGGATTTGGAGAAGGCACGGCATTTCATTGATTTGCTCATGCATCTTGAGGTCAAATCACAATAAGAATCAAGGACTTAGGTGAGTTATCCACAGATATTCAGCATCTAAAACCCTATCCTCGCTCTAAGTGCCTCCCTCTCCCCCATCTAGAAGATAACTAAAGGTGTCTTCTAGCTAACCAAAAGAATCCTATACACATGTGCTTCCCCTCTACTCCCCCTCCAGCTCCTCCAGTTGCACCTATCGCCCCTCTTGAGCCTCCAAAGCCAATGGCGTTGGCTGACAACATGAGTGGTCGCAGGGCTGGTGGTATCTCGCAACTGCGTATTGCATCCCAATCGGTGCAAGCTGCGGCTCCTTCTGACATCACCATTGCTGGAAGCAAGGCCCCAACACTATGACCATCAAGTCTGAGTACGCTCGTCTGTCCTCAGACCGGGCTCCCTACCTCCAACGAGCAAGAGAGTGTTCTAAGTACACCCTCCCCTGGCTCGTTCCAAACCAAGGCGCAACAGGTGCTACGCGGTTGAGAGTAACTTACTCCAGCTTCGGGGCACGCTGTGTCAACAGTCTTTCCAACAAGCTCCTCCTCGCTCTCTTCCCTCCTCGACAGGCTTTCTTTAAGCTCTCTGTCACAAAGGAGATGGAAGACAAGCTGGGTGGTCCGAAGATGAAGGCAGACATTGACAAGGCCCTTGGCTCCATTGAAGACATGGTGCTGACTGAAATCAATACCACACCAACCCGTACCCCTGCTGGCGAAGCTGTAAAGCATCTCCTGGTCGCTGGTAATGCGTTGGTGTACCTACAGCCTGAAGGTGGCCTTAAAGTTTTCCCTCTCAGCAGCTTCGTTATCCGACGAGACAAAGCTGGTAACCCTCTGACCATCATCGTGGAAGAGAAGGTTGCCCTTATTGCATTGCCAAAAGCAACACGCACTGAGGTCGAGGCAAAGCTCAAAGCCAAGAAGCGTTCTGATGAGAACCTTGAGGATGGCTTGTGTATCTACACAGTGATCACCCGTGATGGTGACAGCGTATTTGGTGAAGACCAAGAGATTGAAGAGACCTCTGCACAGGACAAGTCCGAGGGTAACTGGGTCGTCCGTCAGGAAGTAGAAGGCATTGAGATTGAAACCTCAGCTGGCTCTTACCCTGTGGATGCCTGCCCTTGGCTCCCCCTGCGTTGGATTCCTGATTCAACAGGTCCCTATGGCCGTGGTCTCGTAGAAGATTACCTTGGACATCTTGTCAGCCTTGAGTCGCTTTCAGCTTCTCTTGTCAAAGCTACGGCTGTTGCATCAAAGATTGTTTTCCTTCGTAATCCGAACGGGACCACGAAAGCCAGCAAGCTCACTCAAGCTGAAACTGGTGCTGTCATTGACGGCAAGGTGGATGACATTGCTGTCCTCCAAGTTGGTAAGCAAGTTGACCTCGCTACTGCACGGCAGATGACACAAGACCTGAAGGAGGAGCTGGCTTTTGCCTTTGCCCTGAATCAGGCTGTGCAGCGCAATGCAGAGCGAGTCACTGCTGAAGAGATTCGTTACATGGCACAAGAGCTTGACTCCACCTTGGGTGGGAACTACTCAACCCTGTCAATGGACTTTCAGCTTCCCTACTTGCGCCGCTTGATGGTTCAGATGGAGAAAGCCAAGAAGCTCCCCGTACTCCCTAAAGGTTCCATTCGTCCAGTCATCGTGACTGGGTTGGACGCACTGGGCCGAGGAGCTGACTTGGATAACCTACGAGCCCTCGTCAAGGATGTTGTGGACCTTGGTGGCCCTGAAGCCTTGAAGACCTACCTGAACTTCGATGACCTACTCAAGCGTCTTACAACCTCCCGTGGTATCACCACTGATGGCTTGATCAAGACAGCAGAGGAAGTCGCAGCTGCACAGCAACAAGCACAGATGAGCCAGATGGCACAACAGCTTGGCCCCAATGCAATCAATGCAGCTGGTGGCGTACTGAAGCAGTCTATGGCTGGTCAACAACAGGCAGCAGCAGCTCCACCAACACAGTAACCCTATGGCAAACGCAATTCCAATCCATGAGCCCGAGGTAGCCCCAAAGGTTACCAAGGCCAAACCAACGCCTCCACCTCCTGTACCTACAGCTGGTGAGAGGTTTGTACGAACTGATAATTAATGGCACTTGAATCTGAAGTACCCCTGTCCACTCACGATGCAGCAATGATCGCTAAGGTGGATGGGAACTCAGCTGCTCTGGCTCCCGTAGTCAAAGAAGCAGCTGCCCCAGGTTCATCTACAGCACGACCCGAAGGTATCCCTGAGAAATTCTGGGATGCTGATAAGGGTGTGGTCAAGGTAGATGACCTCGCAAAGTCTTACTCTGAACTTGAAAAGTCTCGCGGTGTTCCAGCTGTCCCAGTAGTTGATGCTGCTGCACAGGCTGCTTCCGAAGCGGCTGGCGCTGCTGGTGCTGGTGTTGACTTTGCCGCACTCACTGCTGAGTTTGCTGCTGATGGGAAACTGTCTGAAGCACGCTATGCAGAGCTGGCAGCCAAAGGAAACCCAAGGCATGTTGTCGATGCGTTCATCGCTGGACAAGCAGCCACAGCCCGAGTCGCTGAGTTTGAACAACAGGCAGCTGTCTCTGAAGCTCATTCCCACGCTGGTGGTGAAGAAGCCTTCAAGAGCATGTTGTCCTGGGCCGCTGTCAATTTGAATGCTGCCGATCAAGCAGCCTTTGATACAGCTGTCATGGGCAACCCAGCTTCCCGAAAGCAAGCTATAGGTTCCCTCAAGGCTCAATACACCGCAGCTCGGGGTAATGATCCACGCTTGATTGCTGGTGATGGTAAGGGTGATGGAACGCTGGCGTTTCAATCCCGAGCTGAAGTCACTGCTGCCATGCGAGACCCTCGCTACAAGGTTGACCCTGCTTATCGTGCTGGTGTTGAGCGCCGTGTTGGCGCAATGTCAGTCTTCTAAACCCACAACCAGTTCCCTCGTCTATCCGTTGACGCACTTTAGCCGCCCCGAGGGGTGACAACTTTAGCAGCCACACAGAGAAACTTTACGAACTACAAGCTGCTCATCTCTGAGCAATCTCTCCCCTCCTCTTTTATAGAAAGCCACACATAAATGGCAAACGCTACCACCCTAAACATTGGTCAAGTAAATGGCTCTGGCCTGACCGATGCTCTCTTCCTCAAGGTTTTCTCTGGCGAAGTCCTGACTGCCTTTGAGACTGCCTCTGTCACCCGTGACAAGCACTTCGTTCGCACCATCAGCTCTGGCAAGAGTGCTTCGTTCCCTGCCACTTGGAAAGTAACTGGCGGCTATCACACCCCCGGTGCTGAAATCGTCGGTCAGGTGTCCAACGTCAATGAGCGTGTTATCACTATTGATGACTTGTTGTTGTCCAGCGTGTTCATCCCCAACATCGACGAGGCCAAGAACCACTTCGATTACCGTTCGACCTACTCGGCTGAAACTGGTATCTTCTTGGGCACTAACTGGGACAAGAACGTGTTGCAAGTTATGGCTCTGGCTGCTCGTGCCTCTGCTACTGTCACTGGCGCTAACGGTGGTACTTCGTTGACTTCGTTGTCTACCCTGTATCGCACCTCCGCATCTGACCTCATCAGTGGCTTCTACGCTGCTGCTCAGGCTTTGGATGAGAAGGACGTTGCTCAGTCGGCTACTCGCTACGGCTACATCAAGCCTGCTCAGTACTACATGCTGGCTGGTACACCCAACTCACTGTTG